TCCTGCAGATAGGCGTACGCATCCGCGAGCGCGCCCATGCGAACGACGTGCGCGTAGCGCCGCGTGAAGAAGTTGTCGGTGTCCGGATCCGTGAGCGGTGGGACACGGAGATAGTAGTCGAGGATCAGCTGGAGATCGACGCCGGGGACGGGCAGCAGGTAGAGCTGCTCCTTCCAGATCGCGTACTGCACGGGCCAGCCAATCGGTGTCCCTGGCGGCGCGACCTGGGGATACTCCGGATCGCGCAGCCCCTCGACCGGCTTCTCGGAGCGCACCCACTCGTCCCGCAGCGTCTTCTCCATGTAGGCGAGCAGCGGGATCGTGCCGCTGTCGGTCGCCTGGTAGATCGCGCGCTGCGCGACGAAGTCGTCGGGGAGCGCAATCGCCTCCGTCTCGGCAGGGAAGGCGATGGGGATCGAGGTCGTCTCCTGCCCCCGGAAGAGGTGCGCCTCCTGCATCAGGCAGATCGAGCCGTTGATGCACTCGTCGCAGATGGAGTCGGGCAGCACGGCGGGATTCGCGTGCGTGCTCGTCCAGGTGCGAAGGTCGCTTCGGAGATTTCCCAGCGTCGCCATGGCGTGCGGCTCTCCACCCGCCGCAGCGCCCGCTGGGCGTCAGACGGGCGGCGAGCGGTCAGTCCCCTCCGCTTCCGAGTGGTGCGTCACGCGCGGGCTGGATCTCCGGGCCGCGCCCGCCCCGGTTCGAGTCGTACGGGCTTGCGGGATTCTCCGGGCTCGCGTCCTGCCCGTCCGTCAGTCCCTGTCCTTCGGGGACCGCATTCGTCCCGGTGCCGTCACCGACGTTGCGTGCCATTGGTGCCTCCTCACATGCCGAGTACGACCATCCGCAGCGTGCCACCGTTCCCGATGGCGGAAGCGGCGAGAGCCGCACCCGTCAGGTCATAGACCATTAGTTTGTTCGTCTTGCCGTCCCAGATCGCGTCCAGAGGCACGAACACGTTGGCCGACGTCCAGCTCGAGGCGTGGATGACGGCGAGCACCTTGGAGAACCCCATCCGGCGGAAGTCGGTCGCGTCGAGGGTGATCGCACCCGCCACGATGACGTTCGCAGCGGTGACGAGGACCATGTCGAGGGCGACTAGCTTCCCGCCGTTGTTGATGTTCCAGATGCGGCGTCCCTGATCGATGGTTGCCGTGAACGTCGCGTTCGCGCCGAGTGCCATCAGGACTCTCCCTTCTCCTCCTTGCCCTCGTCCTCCTTCGGGAGATCCTGCGGCGGGACCGGTGCATCGGTCGGTGGGCCAGGAGGCGGTCCCTCGCGCCGCACGCCCTCCGCAGGGGCATCGGCGGTATCGGACGGATGTTCCTCTACGGGGTCGTCATCAGGAGGAAGATGCTGCTCCTCTTCCTCACCGTAATGCTTCTTTGCCATGATCAGCCTCCAGCACGCCCACGGACGTAGCCACGACATCGCTCGTCATCGGTCGGAGGACGAGGCGACCGCGACTTCGGCGCGGGCGACGCGTCTTGCATGAATTCGTCCCAGTCGGATTCGGGCACGTCGGCCACGTCGCGGTGGAAGGCGTTGAAGCCGTTCGACTTGTTCACCTGATCGGGCGTGGTCTGCTTGTTCCACTTGATCCCGCTCGAGGCGTCGCCTGCTGCCATCAGATCAGCCTCCGTACTCGCGGATGCTCTTGAGGCGCGCGTGCGCGCTCTGCAGCGGCACGGTCGACGGCGAGTTCGCATCCGGAGTGGTGCCAGTGCAGTGGATCTCGAGCCCGCACTCCGTCAGGAACTCGTCGCGGCTCGCGTCCTCACCCGGCGACTGGCGGTTCCGGAGGAAGCGGGTGTCGTCCAGGAAGCGGTACACCAACTTGTCCGGATCGATGACGAAGAGGTCGTAGCGCCAGGTCGGGTTGTCGGTCATCAGTGGGTGGTTGTAGAGCATCAGGGTTCCGAACGGGGTGATGTATCGCATCAAGTGGAACCCGTAGGTGTCGTCGGTCGGTGCTAACTCTATCCTGGCCTTGTTTTTCGCCAGCTCGTTCAGGACGAGCAGCGCGCCGCTGCCAGCAAACGCAAGCTTCTCACGCGACCCGTACCGGAAGGCCAACTCGAGGAACTGATCCCAGAGCTTCTCGGTGAGTGATCCGCCGCTTGTGCCCGGATTGAACTGGCCGAGATCGGTGTTGACCGACATCGTGGTGGTCGTCACCGCCGGAAGCCAGTTGAGGAATCCGCGCGTGGTGCGGAGCGGCTGACCCTGCGAGGTGACATCGAGCGGGCCCGAGGCCGAGGTGAGCGAGATGATCTCCTCACGCTCTCCGAACAAGAAGGCCTTCTCGAGCTCGATGCTGTGGATCTGCAGCGCCTCGCGTTTCGCCTCGCGGTACGGACCCTCGTCGTCGTAGCGCAGCCGGGTCTTCCGGGCGGTACGGGTGAGGGAGAGCGGCGTCCGGAAGATCTGCGTGAAGCTATACTGCCTGACCGGCTTGTAGGCGATGGCGTTCCCAAGCAGCGCGCCTTCCGGGTTGCCCGTGCCGATGATGACCAGCCCGTCACCGATGCCGACCGCGCCACCCGTGATGGCGGGGTTCGTGACGAACTTGTCACCGATGTCCCGGCGCACGCGGATGGAGGTGGCGGTGACCGCAGTCACCAGCATCGCTTCCTCCGTCTTCTCGTTGAAGACGACGTGACCGACCTTGTAGATCGACACGTCGTTCGCGTTCGCGCCATCGGGGTACATCTTCAAGTACGCATCGGCGGTGCCGCCTGCCGCGATGGTCGCATCGTCGGCTGGCGCATCCGCAGCGCCCGCACCTCGGATGGTGCCGCGCTGGATCGGCAGTCCCTTCTCGAACCAGTGGTACTGCGGATCGTCAGTCGGCTGATCCTTCAGCTTCGACATGAACGCCGTCAGCGGCGCATCCCCGTTCGGGAAGTACAGCAGGATCCCCTGACGCCAATTTTGCGGGCGTTCGACGCTGGTGAACGTCCCCGTGCCCCTCATGCCCAGAACGGCCATGGACTCCCTCCGTCCGGACGCGCGGGCAGGCGCGACCGCTCAACTAGTGTCGTTCGCTATCGCGCCAGATCGAGGATCTCTGCGGTGAGCTGCGTCTGCGCGGACGGATTGCTCGCTCGCGCGGCCCCCGTCCCCATCTCTCCAAACGCCGGTCGCAGCCGCGACTGGAGTGTCGGTCGCGGCGGGGCGTAGCCGTTCCCCGTCGCGCCGAATCCCTGCGGCGCTGCGCCCAGCGAGACGTTCATGCCGTAGACCTGTCGGAGATGATTCACGGTGCGGGCAGCGACCTCGCGCTGCGCCGACTCCCAATCGAAGCGGGGAGCCTGCGCCTGCTCTGCCGCCACCTGTGCCGCGTAGTGCTGGACGATCACCGCGTGATCGTAGAGTTCGGGGAAGTTCGTCCAGAAGGCGTCATGCATCTGGCCCGCCCGCTGCTCCACGACCTGGGCCTGCTGCCGCTGTCCCTGATCGCGCTGGTAGTACTGGACGAGTCGCTTCTCTGCCGCCTGGATGGCGAGCAGGGCGGTCGCTTGTAGCGCGCGGGTGACGATCTGCGCGCCTTTCGCGCCACCCTGGAAGACCTCGATCAGGTCGTCCTCGCTGACTTGGAGGATGTCGAGGACTTGCTGGAGGACGGGGTCGACCTGTTCCTGTGGCTGCGCTGCCGCCGCCTGCTCCATGGCGGCAGCGGCACGGAACTGCAGCTCCCGCTCGAGCAACCCGCTGCGCTGCTGCTGGATGCCCAGCTCGCGGCGCAGTTGCTCGATCTCCTGTCGGGGATCGAACGCGGGGGTGGGCGGGGCGGTGGGGGCGACCGTCTCGACGCCGCCGCCAGGCTCCGGTCCAGACGGCGGCGCGGACGGTTGAGGAGGAGGCGACTGTGGCTCCTCTGACGTCGTCGCTGGGCTGTCGCGAACGGGGTCGCTGAACCGCGACTCCGATGGTCCGAGTGACTCGACCTCGCTGGCGAGGTCGGCGGCGCTGCTGCCGGAATCCTCGGCGGCTGCTGCACCTCCACGTCGCGCCATGAGCCCCTCCTCCATGGTCGCGCGGGCAGACGCGCCTGTGGATCTCCTGTGGACAACGCCCGTAGCAAACGCTACATGCGCCGTCAAGGCACGGGAAAACCAGAGATGTGTCTGAAGAGCACGGCTGTGAACAACCGGTGATCAGTGGCGGCACCCATCAGACTGGGCAGAGGCTGGTGGCATGCCGCGTTCCGGGCACCTGGGCGGGCACTTCGTCAGCCCGCCCAGTGCCTTTCCTGTTGAGGCGGTGATGGACGGCAACGGCGACGGCGACGAGCCGAAAACCCCGACGCCGCTCCCGCTGCGTCCACGGGCCCGCCCGCCACTCGCGAGCGCGCCCCCGCCCGTCCCGCGCGATCCGCGTGGACGGCTCTCGAATCAGCGCGCTGCCTTCCTCACGACCTACCTCGGCGTGCTCCAGGAACCCGACGTCGTGAACCACGTTCGCGGGATCCTCTCGAGCGGGAAGGCCTCCGACGTCGCGGCGGTCCTCTCCGCGCTCGTCCGCGTGCTGATCCCTGCCGAGAAGGGATCCAGCTCGCCCGTCCAGATCAACCTGTCCCACGGGGTTCCCCGCCCGCCCCTCGACGTGACGCCGCCATGAGCGCCGTCCCCCTCATCGGCCCGACCGGCGAGCCGTACGTCCCGAACAAGAGTCAGGCCCCGTTCCACGCGTCACCCGCGAAGTACAAGCTGCTCCTCGGCGCGGCAGGCAGCGGGAAGTCCGTCTCCCTGTGCGTCGAGGATCTCCTGCTGGCGCTCGAGTATCCCGGTTCGACCGGCGTGATCTTCCGCCGCTACTACCCCAGCCTCCGCGACACGACGAAGCAAACCTACTTCGATTGGGTGCCGCGTGCGCTCATCAAGCGCGAGTACAAGTCGGAGGGGCGCGAGGAGGTCGAGCTGCACAACGGCTCCCGCACGCTGTTCCGCGTCCTCGATGACTACCGGAAGCTGGGCTCGATGGAGTTCGACCGGATCGGCATCGATGAGGCGCTCGAGGTCCAGGAGCGCGAGTTCCTCGCCCTCATCGCCCGCCTGCGCGGCCAGCGCGGACCCCGGCGGATGTACCTCGCCACCAACCCGCCCGACGAGGACCACTTCCTGCACCGCTGGTTCGTGGATCAGGCGCGCCCCGGCAAGGAGGTCTTCCACTCGTCCACGTACGACAACGCGGAGCACCTCCCGTCCGACTACATCCGCGAACTCGAGCAGTACCCTCCCGCGTGGCGGGAGAAGTATCTCCACGGGCAGTGGGGGTTCCTCCCCGAAGGCTCCCCGGTCTACGACGGGTTCGATCCCCAGATCCACGTCGCGAAGCTCGAGCCCATCGTCGGCCTCCCGGTGATCCGAGGCTGGGACTTCGGCTACGTGCATCCCGCCTGCGTGTGGCTCCAGCTGCTGCCCTCCGGACACGTCCGCTGGCTCCACGAACTCATGGGGTCGAACGAGGAGCTGCGCCTCTTCGCGAGTCGCGTACTCGCGGAGACGAAGCAGCACTTCCCGTACGCAAAGCAGTTCGAGGACTACTGCGACGTTGCCGGGACGTACAAGAACGACAAGTCCCCGACGTCGGTCCAGATCCTCCGCAACGAGTTCAAGCTCGAACCCTACGCGCGGAAGTACGGCATCCAGTACACCGTCGAGCGGATCCGGGGCCTGCTGCGGACGAAGGTCGACAACGTGCCGCTGCTGCAGCTGGACGAGCGGTGCCGGATCTCGCGGCGCGGCTTCGCGGGTGGCTACGCCATCGATGCGAAGAAGGACGAGCCCTCCAAGGACGGCTTCTACGACAACATGATGGATGCCGGTCGCTACCCGATCACCGCCATCACGCACGGGTTCGGGACGGATGTGACGGCGCAGAGCTATCGCGGGAAGCCGCTGCCCGATTGGCGTCCTGCAGCGGGGATCTAGCCATGATGACCCAGCAACTCGCTGCGGAGCTCGCGAAGGAGTTCTCCCC